GCTGGCAACGTTATGGTGTCACCGTTCTCTCCTATTTGAAGAGCAGTACCTGATCCTTGTGGTATAATTTTATTTACTTCAAGCGTGCTCATAAGATAAATAAATTTCCTGTTACGGACAGTGTACCTGTAATAGATACGGGTCCAGCTAAAACGCCAGAGTCCATTGTTTGAACATCGCTAATAGTAGAATTATGTGTTGTCACATATGCTGTAGGATCCATGACAGGAGATGGTGCCTTCTTTGCTGGATATGTACAAAATACATCTTTTGCACCTGCAGAAAAATCTACTTTATTATCACTATTCGTACTCTCTAAAACTGTATCTCTTGATAGTGTATCGGGAGTAGCATCGGTTACAGTACCTATACCAATTTCATATTCCGTACTTCCTGATTGCATGGCAATACAGTAATACGTCGTATTTGTTGTGCCAATACCTGCGACAAAAGTTTGAAAACCTGTGCTTGCTCCTGCAAGATTCACGGTCCCCGTACCTGTTGATGTCGTGGTTTCCTTAACACGATCATTGATAATCAATGCCATGTTAAACTCCTACGATAATCTCAGTATAGCTGTACTCGTGCCTGGTGCTGGAAATTCAATAGTAAACGTACCGTTGGTTGCTGTAAAATCAGAACCAAATGCTAAAATACAAACTGAATTCGTAGTGCCTGATCCACCATCAGTAGTGGTGTTATAAATCATAGCGCCGTTAGCTGTGAAACTAGCAGAAGTCCATTGAGGGTTAGTAGTAAAATCAACATATGCTGTTGAAGCTCCTGTGCCTCCTGTTACAGATTGGTTCTGTAAAGTTTCTCCACCTGCTGAATACGCTGATCCAGAAGCGTTTGTTATTTCGTTACTTGTTGAATAGTTAGCAGTGCCTGCTCCTAAACTTGCGCTTGATGTAAACAACGCAATTTTAAAAGTATGCCCACCATTTGCAAAATCGTGCTTTCCCTCTAATAATTCTTTTTTAAAGGTGTTGCACACTGCTTGTGTTATAGCCATTTTTATCTCCTATGGGTTTTGAGAAGGTAAAGGTAAACGAATAACACCATCTTGGTATTCGTCTCTCCTTCTTCTTCCTTGTTGTTCTATTTGCAAGCCTTGTACTGCTTGTTGATAACTTTTATCGTATTGTGCAAGTAAATCATAAGGTCCCTTGAGAAATTTAAAAGCCTCAATAAGACAACCGTATAATAAAACTTGTGGCGCATTTGTACTAACCCAAGTTGTAGTGTTAGTTGCGGAAAGCCCTGTTTCATTACGATTCAAAGCTAATTCTATCTTATATGCTGTATCTGGCGTTGGAGCAAGGTATATTGTATTCTGATCCCACATCGCATAATATCTTGGTTTACTTTGAGTAGTTCTATTTGGCCAATATTCTGTCATGTAGCTAATATCTTTTTGTAATAAATACGTTCTAACGTTTGCATCTGTTCCAGTAGAAGGATAAATAGAAGCCGTACGAACAAATGCCATAGTGCTTGGAGTAGCTCCTGGCAAAGTAACAAACTCATTACCTTGAGTTAAGGTAGCAAATTGATAAGCTCTAAATACATCAAGATCAACTTCTCTAAATATACGTAGTTCTGCTTGATTAATAAAATCGTTTACGATTGCTGTAGTTAATACAGTGCTATCTGTTTCTGTGTAATTTCTTATTTGATCTACTACTTCTGTGTATGTACTCATGATATTACCACCGTTGCTGTGCCTAATTGGGTGTTCATTATAGTGTCTTGATTAGCTTGTGAACTTCCATTTAAGGGTTGCATTGTTCTAACTTGCACTGTTTCTAAAGCTCCAGGAGCAGGAATAGGATTAAATTGTTGTATAGTTTGCATAACAGTCTGAAAATTGTTTGCTCCAATTGCAGGAGAAACACCATTAGCTCCTCCATCTATCATAGCTTTTGAATCAATATCATCATTTATATAAATACCTCCAAGAGGTATAGTAACACTAATTACCTGTGGTTTAGCGTGTTGTAAAGATTGAGCATCTGTTGGATGATTAGTTGGATTTAATAAAGGAGACTTTACTTCATATTCTGATTTATGAACCCATGCTCCTGTCCATTCTTGAACCATTTCATTATAAGGATATGCAAAACCATCACGATCTGAAATTCGTAAAGCAAATTTTCCTGAAGAATATCGTCC